GAGCATACCGCAAACCAGAATCAGAAATCCATTTGCATTCGCGAAGTGCAAAAATCTATCAAAATGTCGGCAAAATTATTGATTGAAAATAAAATAGAACAGCTTGGCGTTGGTCATTATTTTGAAGTGCAGGAAACTGTTATCAAATCTCGGCGCGGTTCTGGGGTGATGATTTTTCAGGGGATGCAAAACCATACGGCTGACAGCATTAAGTCACTAGAGGGGTTTGATAGGGCGTGGGTTGAAGAGGCCCAAAGCATTAGCCAACGCAGCCTTGACCTTTTGCGCCCCACTATTCGCAAGTCGGAAAGTGAAATCTGGTTTAGTTGGAACCCGCAATACGAAACTGATCCGGTTGATGTGCTATTGCGCGGCGAAAACCCGCCTGACAATACCACGGTGATCAATGTCAACTACTCGGATAACCCGTGGTTCCCAGACGTGCTACGCGAAGAGATGGAGTACGACCGCAGGCGCGACTATGACAAATATCTCCATGTCTGGGAGGGTCAATATCAAACGTTTGGCGAAGCGCTGGTGTTCCGAAACTGGTCTATTGAGGAGTTCGACGCGCCGCCTGACGCGGTGTTTCGCCTTGGTGCTGACTGGGGTTTTGCTATTGATCCCACGGTATTAATTCGCTGTTTTATTATCGGGCGCAAGCTATTTGTCGACCACGAAGCCTATAAAATCGGCTGCGAAATCACTGATACGCCAGCGTTATTTGCTGCCGTGCCTGATGCGCGGCGGTGGCCTATTACTGCGGATTCAGCCCGACCGGAAACGATTAGCTACATGAAAAGAAATGGCTATCCCCGCATTCAGTCAGCAGCAAAAGGGGCTGGCAGCGTCGAGGATGGCATTGAATGGCTTAAATCATTTGACCTGATCGTGCATCCTCGCTGCAAACACACTATTTCTGAGCTGAGCGCTTATCGTTATAAGCAGGACAAGCTTACTGGGGCAGTATTGCCAATCTTTGAAGATAAAAACAACCATCTTATTGATGCTCTGCGCTATGCCTGTGAAGGCGCAAGACGCGGCTCTTATGACATTGGACGAATGCTATGAAACTCTACGACGGCCTGCGCTCGCTCATTAGCAACCTAGGCAATCCACTCAAAGACAAAGCCGCGGCTACTACTTACGGCTATGCGCGTTTAACGGATGATCAGTTAATAGCGGCATACGCAACCAGCTGGGCAGCTCGTAAACTGATTAATGTCCCCGCTGGCGATATGCTGCGCAAATGGCGAGCGTGGCAAGGCGATGATGTAACAAAAGTAATTGCTGAAGAGGAGCGCCTGAAGCTCAAGAGCAAGCTGCTGGATGCAAAGATCAAGGCGCGGCTATTTGGTGGAGCAGGTATCTTTATCGGCACTGATCAGGATTTAACTGAGCCGCTGAGCGTAGAGCGCATTCAGCACGGCGGCATTAAATACATGACTGTGCTGATTGGCCGCCGTGAATTGACAGCAGGCGAAATCGAAACCGACCCGTTGAGCGAGTATTACAACCGCCCCAAATACTACACCGTGGCAGGCTCAAAAAACCAAACGCAAATACACCCGTCGCATTTCGCCATACTGATGGGCGAGCCGAATATGGATGTGATTAACGACGGTTGGGGGCTGTCAGTCCTGCAGCACTGCCTCGATGCGATCAAAAACGCAGACGGCGCTGCGGCCAATATCGCTAGCATGATATTTGAGGCTAATGTCGACGTGATCGGAATCCCTGATCTAACCAGCAATCTAGCTAACGGCGGTGCAGAGTTTGAGCGGCAGTTGCTGGCAAGGTTTGCGCTGTTTGCACAAGGTAAGGGTGTTTCTGGTGTTGGTATTCTCGATAAAGAGGAGGATTACACTCGCAATGCCGTCAATTTTGGGACTCTCCCAGAGCTACTTGAAAAATTCATAGTGTTGGCTGGTGCTGCGGATGGTATCCCAGTTAGTCGGTTTTTAGGCACATCGGCGGCTGGATTGAATGCCACCGGTGAAGGCGACATGGAAGTGTATTTTGACAAAGTACAGGCGATGCAGTCCGACCTAGAGGGCGAAATCTACACGCTCGATACCGCGCTATTACGCTCTGCTGGTGTCGATCCGGCGCTGAATTACACCTGGAACCCACTGGAGCAAGCTAACGCTGCTGAAGTCGCTACGACTAATAAGACCACCACCGAAAGTCTGATCAACATCAACAATCTAGGCGCGTACTCGGGTGATGAAATGCGGGCAATTGCTACACGGGCGCTTGATGCTTTTGGGGTGGCTGAGATAGTTGCAGCAACTGAAGAGGCGCTGGCAATCTAATGGATTTTAACCTTGCTACGCTTGCTGTAAACGCCAAAAAACGCGCGGGTGAATATCGCCTTGATCCTATCCATACGCGGGTAGGCTCTGAAGTGGCGTATCGCAAAATATTGGCTGAAATACTGCGCGGGTTACTGAGTGAGGTTAATACGGCTATCCTCCCCAGTTACACGGCGGACGCAGACGAAGAGCCATGGTATGCGCGCCTAGCTGCTTTGGGTGTCACGCTTGCGGCTACTGCTTCCGCCAAAATGACCAAGTTATTTTACTCCGAGGCAGGGTGGCACACGCGCCAATTTGCAGCCACGGCATTACGTGGGCTAGGCGTGGATGTGTCCGGCTTGTTGTCGCAACTCGATACTGAGGAGCTGATGCGGCTTTATATCGCTCAAAATACTGACCTAATCACGGGTTTAAAAGACGACGCGATCAAAGTGATTCGCCAAGAAATTATGACAGCGCGAATCCAAAAGCAGCAGCCAGAACAACTAGCGGAAACCCTGCGGCACAAGCTGAATATACTGCGCACCAGTCGAGCTGAGTTAATAGCGACAGACCAACTTGGCAAGCTGACGGCCAGCCTCAACAAGCACCGGCAGCAGCAAAGCGGCATGTCTGAATACCGATGGAATTACCGTTCGTGGATTAAGCGCGAAGACCCGCGCAAGGATCATCAAGCGGTGAATGGCAAGTATTACAAGTGGGGCGAGGTCACAGGCACGAAAGACGGAAAAGAACCCGGTACCCAAATACGCTGCAAATGTTGGGCGCAGGCCGTGGTGAGGATTGATGACGATGAATAAATCCGATGCTTTAAATATCCAGTTGCACATGCGATTACCGCGTTGGCGCAAGGAGAAAATCCGCCGCGCTGCTGAGCTGGCTGGGCAGAGTATGAGTGAGTACATACTCATTGCCGTGGACAAGCGCATCAATCATGAGCGGGAGCAAGAGCCGAGAAAATAGCCTTGACTAGCCACCTGCCAATGAAATGATGGCGGCGGCGTAGGTTTTCATGCGTAAATCCCAATAAAGAAAGCCCCTATGAAGGGGCTTAGGTTAGCAGTTTTAAGCCTTGCTCAGGGCATTGTCGTCGGGCTATTAAAAGTCTTTAACCGCCCATTCTGCCAAAGGGGTGGCCACCCCTTTGGCAAAGTCTGGTTGGCCATCCTCCCCTTCGGGGAAGATGGCTCCCACCTCGCCCTTGCGGGCGAGGTACTCTCGTGTGTGGAAATTAAATGCGCGCCCATCGGCGCACTCGTAAATTTCTTTAAACTCTTTTTCTGTGAATTTCATGTCAATCTCCTATCAGGTGAGTCTCATGCTTCGTTGAGCTGCTCAATCAACTAAATTAAAAAATCAAATCGTCAGGGACGTTCGTCCCCGCATCGCGCCGGAGCTGAGCCGCGAACTCTTTTAGAGCAGCGCGTGCTTCCGGCGTGTTCGGAATCCAATCCTCAACACGGGCATTAGTTACGCCTGTTTTGTTACCTTCCATCTGTTCCGACTGGTCTTTGTTGCCTCCGCTGGCGTGATGGGTATTGGCCGTGGTGGGCGGCCACGTTTTTTTGTGGTGGTCATTAAACCTCTCCGTGTTCGATATCGCCGCCGATGGCGCTGCTTAAATCCTCTAGATAGCGTTTTGTTGCATAGCAATCTGCTTTGTATGCTAGTACAACTGAGTCATCAACTTTGCCAAATATGCCAGCAAAAGAGTTGTTTAAATATCTTTCAGACTGCACCTGAACGTAATCCCATGCAGTATTCAAGCTGCCATTACCCGCCTCCATCGCCTCCATGAATAACACCTCATTAGGTGCAAAGCGACGTAGTATAGTTGCGGCAAATAAATAAGGGGTATTTTCTAGGGTCACTGTTTTTTCGGTAATCATTACTTAAATCCTCTTAACCGTAAATTTCGTTTGAATGCTGCCCCGTTTGAGAGGGGATTAAGACGTTTTTGATTGGTACATAAGCTTGCTCCTTTAATTGCTTAATACTGGTTTATTTTGTTTTAGCCAAAGTTGCTCAAACATGGCCTTACCAGCAGCATCAAGCGCTTGCTCTTTTACAAATTTGGCTGGCTGCCAATCGTGAGTAGCTGCACGAGTGCTTACCACTTCGTGCTGTTCGTAACGGCTATCAGCCGTTTCGATGACCATAAAGCTATGCATTTTTACAAAACGCAAAGTCATTTTGCTTGCTCCCTTGATTGATTTGTAGATTGCTTTCAACGCCAGAGCAAAACGAGCGACATAAGCACCCACAAAATCTTTTGCTAATTTGTGAGCTGCTTTGAAGATTTCTTTCTTGGTCATTTCGTTGCTCCGGTTGCGTTGTCTTGATGTGATAATAATACAATTACCGGAAATTAAAATCAAGCAAAAAGGTGAGGCATGTTAAATATTTTTTAAAGATAGAGCCAATCAGTAGCGATGCAGGCCGAGCAGGAGGGGCTGCTTAGGGTCTTTTTAACAATCTGGTTAAAAAGCATTTAAAAATACAAGGGATGCAGCCTAGCTAGGAATTTGGCACAAGGACGTGCCTCTTTTAATTAAACCGCATTCTGCGACGGGCTTTGCGGGTAATGATCGGCTTGGATTTAACTGATTTTATCCGCCTCACCTCGGCCTTATGTTTTGCTGCGCGGTCTTGTAGTGGTTTTAATTGCCTATATATAATTGTAAGGGATTCGCCTAGGCATTCACTTAACTTCTGAGCAGCAATTCCTATTTGCTTGACCGCGTTCTGGAATTGAATCCTCGATGCCTCGAATGCTGTTGCGTCGAAATTTTGCCAATCGAGCTTAAATTCCGGCTTTCCCTTTCCGATTTTTAGCTCATGCGCTGATGTTTGGCTAATCATGGATCAACTCTCAGTAGGTAATTAGCTTATTTTACATACTCCGTCTTTTTTACAAAACTGGCCACAAATTATTACTTTTTTTATTAGGCCAAAGCCCTTCCTCAAAAAACTGTCTACACAAATTATAAAAATAAAGCAGCGTCCGATAATCTAGGCAAATGCCTAAATTCGTTGAAGATGCACAGTTATCCAATACCCGCCTCACTCGTGACGGCTATCTAGTCGCCTCGGTGCTCTGCGCTCGCACCGGTATACAAGATTATCTAGGCGTAGAAGTGGGTAGGCCAGAAATACCCGTTGTGCATGTCTATCGCCCTGAATCTGCTGTGTTTGCTAAAGATTCGCTCACTACGTTTGTCGGCAAGCCCACCACTAACGATCACCCGCCGGTAGCTGTCACCGCTGACAACTGGAAACAGTACGCAGTTGGGGCTATTGGTGAGGAAGTGCTGCGTGAAGGCGAATATATCCGCGTACCTATTACACTGATGGATGCTGCTGCTATCAAAGCCGTGCAGGACGGAAAGCGCGAAATCAGCATGGGCTACGAGATGGATTTGACGTGGGAGTTAGGCCAAACGCCCGACGGTCACTTGTAATTATGCATACACGACTAAAACCACTAC